CGCCGTTGCTTTATCGTAAGCCGTGTTGTAACCCTGGCCAGTGATGTTGGCCAAGTTTGTACCCAAAGCGCGCTGAGTTTCTGTATCCATCAGTGCTTGTCTTGAGCCACCAAAGGCGCCTTGTGAGGTAGCCTTGGCTGCATTGCCCTGCTGGGTGATCAATGACTGACGTCGGGCTTCTTCCAGCTGTGGATTGAGGGATGCCTGCAAATACGGGTTCATGTATTGCTGGGCGTACTGGGAAGTAAAGTCTGATCCCGTTGGCGTGTAAGACACCCCTTGAGCTTTTTGGCCAACATCCAGTAAATTCTGCCCGGCTGTAGTCATGGTTGACGGTAGCGTTAGGTTTGACAATCCCTTCCAAGCGTCACTTTGCAGGCCAGATGTACCAGCGGTTAGTTGCCCTTGGTATTGCGGCATAGGCGCATTTAATTGCGCCTGCCCTTTGGCTAGCACATCAGAAACAAACGGTTTTGAATAGTCTGAGGGACCGGTGACGTTAGCTGAAGACGGGACGTCTGTTAAGCCTGAAGAAGATAAGAGTGCCATGGTCTTTCCTTACGAGGGAATAAATTTGTTGGGGTTGATCTGTTTACCCTGCTTGGAGTTTCCAGTTCGAGCGCGTCGAATTTTGTCCATCATCTTGTACAAAACATTAGCGCCAGCTTCTGTTGAGCCATTACCAAGGTGAGAGACAACATCTGCCGGGATTACAAACTCACCATCTGCTAATCTGGCCGGTTGTTTTTTACCAATCATTGCGGGGATATTGTCCGACATACCGTCGCCTGGACCTTTGAGCAATCGTCCACCGTCTGAATAACCGCCCAAAGTTGAGATGCCACCGCGAGCCAGCGACATCAAGCCGCCATTGGCCGCATATGTAGGATTAAGCTGGGCTTCACCATATGCCGCGCCATCTTCAGGGGCCGTGGGATTCATTTGATTCCAATAGAAACTCTGCTCAGGCACGGGCTCTGAAGTAACTGGGTTGCCGTTCTCATCCAGCAAAGACGAAATAGCCACACCAGCGCCACCATAGAGCGCCGCATTTTGCAGAAGCGGCATGACTGAGCGGCGGTCCGGCATGTTGACGTTAGACGGGATAAATGACTTAACCATTTGGCCCAAAGACTTTTGCCGCGCAGCAATAGGATCAGGATTTAAATACGCCAAAGGATCCTCTTCCATTGGAACGGCTGGCAAAATTGAGTCTGGGTCAATACCAATTGACTTGTAGTAATCCCGCATGAACTGCTCGTCATATGCCTGAGAGTAAATTTCTAACGGGTCGTCTGTCATTGCAGACGCTTTTGTGATGGACTCAGGGTCTAATCCAATCGACTCGTAAAAGTCGTTAAGCGCAGTATTGTCAAACCCCTGATCTGCCGCCGAAGTTTCCTTGGCGGGCTCTTCTGGCGCAGGAGTTTCTGCGGTTGGGGTTTCCGCTGCCGGAGTTTCTGGAGTTGGCAATGTTGGAGTTGTATCGCTTGTGGTGGGAGCCAAAACATCCTGAACCACACTTGTTCCAAATGTTGAAATTGGTGTACTTTCCGCCCCGGTGTCAGTTGGGAACAGCTGGTTGTTTAATTCGTCTGTAGTTGTTGCCGGTGTGTTGGGCAGAGTCTCTGTATCAAGATTAGGGTAGTCTCTTAGAATTTCTTCATAAGTTGGACCATCTGATTTAAGCGATTTATTGGCCGCGTCAATGCCATCAGCAATTGCTTGATTAATAACTGCCTGGGTAGCATCCTTGCCTTGCATAGTTGCAGAGATTGCAGAAACAGCAGCGCTCTTCTGACTTTTGGACAGATCATCAAAGCCAGGAATTTGCCTAGCAATAGCGCCAGCCGTAGACATAGAGGCGCTAGATACCAAAGCCTGCGTTGGGTCTTGGCCAGTAGCTACAGCTGCTGCCACATTGGCTGTTGCACTTGTTGCTGCACTGGCCAATGCAGGACTCTCAGAGAATGTACTGGCCATCTCAGGCTTGACGTAATCACCAACACCTTCAGCAACACCCTGCGCAACATAGGTTATAGCAGCCGTTTTCAGCGCATCCTCCATTGAAGCGCCATGAGATAAAGCAACTGCCGCATTGGTTACTGGTAATAAATATGGCGCATATATAGCTGTTGCAACTTTTGCCGCCGTCCCAATTGGGTCATCTAGTGCGGCTTCTACGGTTTTTTCTACCGTTTTTGCTATTGGCTCAACTACTTCTTTAACAACAAAATCACCAACGTCAGTAACAACATCGCCAACGGCATTACCTATAGCCTCAACCGCTTTAAATGGAGCTTCAATTACTTTGGCTACGGCACCCATATGTCACCCTAGATTTAAAACAATTCTGTTTACGCTAGGTGAAACCTTGTATTCCTGAAACCCCATATTTGGCATAGGTGGTTTTTTGGAAATAGCGTGAAACAAAGTGCTGATTGCGGGGTCTTCAAATTCTGTAACAAGGACTTTTATGCCCTGCTTTTGTTTGGCATACACCACATATTGACGGCTGCTTTCAACAAAGTTTCGAGCAACATCTGCATTTAACGCTTTAAAAAATGCTTGGCCGTTTTCCGCCTTGTGCATAATAAACAGAGTGTTACCCATAATCTTGACGTCGGTATTAGGTTGGCCAAGTTCCGCCACAACCCCCGTGAAAGCAGCTTGTGTAGGAATCTCAGACCGAGTGTTTTCCAACGCAATTTGGACAATTTCTGCGCTGTTAAGCTGCTTTTGCTTGCTGTCTACCATTCCCGCCATATCAAATCTCCAACGACAGAAGTGCTGCCGAATATACGTTGCCCATACCAGCCGCCAAGCTGAGTATCAAACCACCGGGGTCTGATGCATCATGGGATAAGAATTGAGTGTCATGTGTTGTGCGGTTTTCAATCTTGGGCACAACGCCACGTTTGAGGTCGTCTAGCAGCAAACATGTCTCGAGCAGCCCGCTGGCGCCCATAGTATGGCCGATTTTAGCCTTGTATGACGTTGCGACAAAGTCTTTTAACGTCGACAGCAAAGCAGCCTTCTCGGCTTTGTTGTTACT